ATGATAATGGGTTACGAAGCTGAGATGCAAAAGCAAGTAACTGAAAGATGGTCGATGGATATGAAGTCGGACTCTTGGTTATCAAAAAATATAAGACCACTAGTTTTAATATTTTTAGTAGTATCAACAGTATTGTTAGTTTTTATCGATGCTGGTGTTATTGCTTTTGAAGTTAAAGCTTCATGGGTAGACTTATTACAATTAGTATTAATAACCGTGATCGGCGCCTACTTCGGTGGTAGATCACTAGAAAAAGTAAAAAAATAAAATTATGGGAATGAATTCAACTAGCACGGCTTACAACTTTGGTCAATTTGGATCTACTTATTTAACTGGTGACGGCGCTAAGTTAGATTTAGATGGTACTGGCGCTAAATATTATATATGTGCTATTTCTTTTACAGAAGACACTACTTTTCAAACTCTTGGTATTTTAGATGCTGGAGTAAAACTTGGAATGGGTAATACGCACTTTGTTTCTACTGAAGACACGCAAACATTAGATACTGACTGGGGAGCCGTTACAGACGCTGGAGACGACGATGGTAAGGTTGTTACAACTTCACATACTTTCCCTAAAGGCATGACGCTTTTCGGTATGTATGATTTTGTAGAACTTAATGGTGGTGCTTGTGTAGCTTACGTAGCGCCAAGACCAGACTATAGAGATAGAGCGTAATGGCATTAGCATTAGGTTTTGGTTTATCAACGCCTAGATTTACTGGTGAAGATTTTTCTGTGTTTTTTAATGGCTCAAACCATAAGATAGATTATACCACAAATGATTTAAGAGCTATATTAGCTGAAGGTGAAGCTAACTTCAAAGCTTCTGGCAGCGTCTCTGTGTGGGCTAGAGTCGAGACTACTGGCGCTAACGGGCAATTGTTTGATTTCTGTGTAGATGAGAACAATCGTATCCAAACACAATATAAACACCAAGCAGATGGTTTTACCGCTATATACAAAGCTGGCGGGACAGCAAAGACAGCTACTTTTAACCCTAGTGGAACACAAGAAGGAGATGGAAACTTCCACCATATAGTACAAACTTGGGACGGGGAAGATTTAAAGCTTTATTACGACGGAGCGCTTAAAACTACTACCGATATGTCTGGGGTTACTTTTGCTGGAGACTATTCTGACGCGGCTGGCGTAGAAGGAGTGGAAATAGTACAAGGTGTTTCGTTTAATGACAACGCTGATTATCTAGGTTATTTAGATGATCTCGCTGTCTATAGCGGTGTTTTAAATCTTTCGCAAGTACAAACAATATACAATTCTGGAAAAGCTGGTCCCATAGTAAAAACAAACTTAGTAGCGCTTTGGAGATTTAACGAGGGCTCTGGAAGTACGGTAACCTCAGAAATAGGTGGATACACCGGGACGTTAACGGGAGCTACGTTCAACAAAATAAACGCTTCACAATAAACAATTAAATTAAATAAAATGGCAAAGAACACAAACAAGAAAATCAAGGAGTTGAAGGCTGAAAAACCTTCTAAAATTACAAATGAAGAATTAAATCAAGTACAATCAGTAATTAACGATATCAATAGAGCGCAACTAGAAGTTGGGTCTATAGAAAGTAAAAAGCATAATCTTTTGCATCACGTATCAGTATTACAAGAACAGTTAGGTAAAATGCAAGTCGAATTTGAAAAGACTTATGGTACAGCTGACATTAACATTCAAGATGGTACTATAAATCATAAGAAAGATGTCAAAACTGATTAGAAAAATTACTGTAGGTAAAGACTACAAAAACGACGCTATGCATTATGCTGTTGGTCAAGAAGTTTATGGTGGACACACAATATCTGATATTATAGAAGAGAAAGATAAATATTCTATTTATATCAAGAAAAACAAAGATGTCTTACCGTGGAAAGACTTTAACAAGAACATGGCTGTATCTGTAGAATATAATCTAGAGTACTAATGAAAGCGCCTTTTGACTTTGTTATAGAGCCAAAAGGAAATAGATATAACAATACCACTAAAGTTGGAGATAAAGATCTTATAATTAACACTGAGGTTTATAACCATCAATTTGTAAATAGAGAAGCTATTGTTAAATCAGTTCCTACGGCTTTTAAAACAGAGATACAACCTGGAGATACTATTATAACGCATCATAATGTATTTAGACGTTGGCACGACGTTAGAGGCAATGAAAAGAATAGTAAAAGTTATTTTAATGAAAACACTTATCTTGTAAAAGAAGATCAAGTTTTTTTATATAAAAGAAACGGAGAGTGGAAAGCTCCTAAAGGATATTGCTTTGTGCAGCCTATCAAAGAAAGAAAACAATTAGGAGTAGATCAAGAAGAGTCGTGTATCGGTATCGTTAAGCATACTGACGGTTCTTACGAAAAAGGAGATCTAGTAGGATTTACACCTTTTTCAACATACGAGTTTGTAGTTGATGGAAAGAGACTATATAGAGTTATGACACAATTTATTACAATTAAATATGAATACGAAGGAAACGAAGAAGAGTATAATCCAAGCTGGGCAGAAAGCAGTTGAAGAACTGATTAAAGTCGCTAAAGAACCGATTGTAGATTCAGACGACGATATATCAGCCGATAGATTGAAAAATGCCGCGGCCACTAAAAAACTAGCTATATTTGACGCATTCGAAATACTTAACAGAATCCAAGAAGAAGAAAACTTGCTTGAGGGCAAAGCACCTGAAGAGGCAGAGAAAAAAGTCTTTAAAGGATTCGCAGAAGGTAGATCTAAGTAATGTACAAGCAAAGTTTAGTTAATATAGTTGAACCAATAAAAAGAACTACTATTACCAGAATGAATAGAGGTAAGAAGTGGAAGTATGGTTACAACAAAGAACACGATTTAATAGTATTGTCTCACAATGGAGTTATAGGTGAGATTATAGAAATACAAAATTTAATTATAGCGCTACCGAAACCACCTAAAGAAGTATACAAACACCAAAGCAACAAATGGGTGAAACAAGAGTACCCCAAAGAGTTACAAAGGATCAAGAATATATTCGACTGGAGGAGTTATCCGGAAGACAGTAAAGAAAAATGGTACGATTATATAGACGAAGAGTTCAAACGAAGAGAAGAGGGCTTTTGGTTTATAAACAATGGTAAACCAACCTGGATAACTGGTACGCACTATATGTATTTACAATGGAGCAAGATTGACGTTGGGGCACCAGACTTTAGAGAGGCAAACAGATTGTTTTATATATTCTGGGAAGCGTGTAAGGCAGATAAAAGGTGTTACGGTATGTGCTATCTTAAAAACCGTAGATCAGGGTTTTCTTTTATGTCAAGCGCAGAAACAGTTAACCTAGCAACTATATCAAGCGATAGTAGATATGGTATATTGTCAAAGTCAGGTGCTGATGCAAAGAAAATGTTTACAGATAAAGTAGTACCTATATCGATTAACTATCCTTTCTTTTTTAAACCTATACAAGATGGTATGGATAGACCTAAGTCTGAATTAGCGTATAGAGTACCTGCTAGTAAGTTTACGAGAAAGAAAATTACAGCCAACGAACAACTTGAAGACATTAAAGGTTTAGATACAACTATTGATTGGAAAAACACCGGAGACAATAGTTATGATGGAGAAAAATTAAATCTATTAGTTCATGATGAAAGTGGTAAATGGGAAAAACCAGACAATATATTAAACAACTGGCGTGTTACAAAAACATGTTTACGATTAGGTAGTAGAATAGTAGGAAAATGTATGATGGGCTCAACTTCTAACGCCCTTGACAAAGGAGGAGATAACTTTAAAAAACTATACAATGCTTCAGACGTTACCTCACGAAATCGTAATGGACAAACAAAATCTGGCTTATATTCTCTTTTTATCCCAATGGAGTGGAACTACGAGGGATTTATTGATGAATACGGATATCCAGTTTTCGATAGTCCAGATAATGATGTACTCGGACCAGATGGTGAATTAATAGATATAGGCATAATAGAACATTGGGACAATGAAGTTGAAGGATTAAAATCCGATCAAGACGGATTAAATGAGTTTTATAGACAGTTTCCAAGAACTACAGAACATGCCTTTAGAGATGAAGCTAAAAACTCTTTATTTAATTTAGTAAAAATATACGAGCAAATAGATTACAATGAAGGAATAGGTAATTCAGCAGTGTTATCAGTTGGAAATTTTCAATGGGTTAACGGAATAAAGGACACACAAGTTATATTTTATCCAGATCCAAAAGGAAGATTTAAAGTCAGTTGGTTTCCACCAAATCACATGCAGAATAAAATTATTCAGAAAAATGGAGTAAAGTATCCTGCAAATGAACATATGGGAGCTTTTGGCTGTGATAGTTACGATATATCAGGAACAGTTGACGGAAAGGGATCTAATGGTGCGTTACACGGGTTAACTAAATTTTCAATGGAAGATTGCCCACCTAACCACATGTTTTTAGAATACGTAGCAAGACCGCAAACAGCTGAAATATTTTTTGAAGATGTTTTAATGGCTTTAGTGTTTTATGGAATGCCACTGCTTTGTGAAAATAACAAACCTAGACTTTTGTATCATTTAAGAAGAAGAGGTTATAGAGGCTACTCAATGAATAGACCAGATAAACTTTGGAATAAACTATCTGTAACAGAAAAAGAAATTGGAGGTATACCAAACTCCAGTGAAGATATTAAGCAAGCTCATGCGGCTGCTATTGAGATGTACATACAGAATCACGTTGGTCATTTAGGTGACGGAAATTATGGAAACATATACTTCAACGAAACACTAAACGATTGGGCGAGATTTGACATAACAAAAAGAACAAAGTTTGACGCGTCTATTAGTTCTGGATTAGCTATAATGGCTTGTAACAGAAACTTGTATAGACCAAACGCTAAAATAGAGAAACAAAAGTTAAATATAAATATTGCGAAGTATACTAATACTGGAAACGCATCAAAAATAATAAAGTAAAATATGGCAGAGTC